TCTTTCTGCGCCCCTTGGCGCGTTTGAACGCCGCGTCAAACTCCGGGTCCGCCCGGAGCAGCGTGACGAGTTCCCTGTCCCCCTCGGGACGGGATTCATCAAGTGTATCGACTGCAAGCTCGGCGGCAGCTACCTTTCGGCGAGGCAACCACCCTATTGCAACGCGCACAAAAGTGCCAATTCCGGAATTCCAGACTAGGAACGCGATGCCCGCCACGGCCACGCCGATGCCCCACCACCGCAGGGTCGAAAGCCACGCCGGGGTGATGTCCTGCACCTGGGTGAGCTGAACGTGGATGTCGGCCGCCGTGGTGTCGATGCGCGTGGCCCGCTCCACCACCTCCGCGTCCTTGATGGCGTGGCCGTGGTCAATGAGCGCCTGGGCATCCGTGCGGATGGCATTCGTATCACCAGCGATACGTTCCACCGGGCTGCACGCGACCGCCAGCAGGGCCACCGCCGCAAGGGCAAGCCATACCCGGCTCATCGCTTTTCGATCTTCCCCACGCGCTCCTCGAGCGCCCCGATGCGGACGTTGATGACCCGGATCTGTGCGTTCCCCTCCCCGGTCGCCTGCTGGATCTTCTCCATCTCCGAAGCCATCTTGTCCAAGGCACGCGTCTGCTGCTCGTCCCGTTCGCTGCGCTGTCCCGCGTAGACGAACGCCCCGGCAATGGCAATGACCGCCACCGCGAGCTGCGCGGGCTTCATCCAAAACTCTACGGCATTCTTGGTTTCGATGGTCATGGCTCACCACGAGGAAATGATGCAGATGAGGCCACCGCCACCGTTGCCGCCAGCGCCCGTAGCGGTGGAAGATCCACCCGATCCGCCACCGCCCGCTCCGTAGCCGCCGATGCCACCCACTGCGCTCGTGCCGCTTGACGAGGTGCTACCACCGCCACCCGAACCGTAGAAGCCCACGTTAGTGCCTGCACCGCCTGTTCCATCGCCGCCCGTGCCAATGCCAACCCGCGTAGCACCTGATCCGCCAGCATGGGTTATGCCACCCGATGACAATCCACCACCGCCACCGCCGCCTGGTGCGCCCTGCGAATTGCTTGGAGTCGTTCCAACCGCAGCACCCGCGCCACCAGCGCCACCAGCACCACCAAGCCACAATGCATTGATCGTGAGAGCCGCACCGCCAGCGCCGCCCGAATTCGTGCCGCCTGCGCCAAAGTTGCCGCCAGCCGCGTAGGCGTAGGTAATGCCGGACGCGGATGCTGACGATGCGCCGCCCGCCGTGCCTGGGTTGCCGTTAGTGTTTGCAGATACACCCGCGCCACCCGTGCCGCCTGTACCCACCGTGACGGTGAGCGAACCCGGAAGGGCCACGGCGCGGTACGTCAGCTCCGTGATGCCGCCGCCGCCGCCACCTCCGCCGCCGCCCTTATTGCCTGATGCGTGGGCATGGCCGCTGCCGCCGCCACCACCCGCGCCAATGCACACAATCTGCACCGTGCGACAGCCGCTCGGCTTGGTCCATGTGCCGGAAGCAACGAAGAGCTGCACATCTACACCCGCTCCAGGCTCCCATTGAGTCGTGCCGGAAACGTAGCGCAGCAAGTCGCCATTGGTCGGGGCCGATGACGAAACGGCCGTGCCGCGAATCTTGGCAACGGTCGGGGATGGGTAGGTTCCTGACAGGTCGCCCGAGGCCGCCCCGGTAGGCGCTCGAGAGTTTGACAGGCGCGCATCGTCGCCAACGCACGCCGTGGTCGATGCCGTGCCAAACGACACCGCAAACGTCCGGCTAGCGGTCAGATCGCCGCCACCCGTCAGGCCCGTGCCTGCGGTAAGGACGATGCTATTCGCCGCCTTGGCCGCGAGGTCGGTGGTCAGGTTGGCAACCTGGGACTGCGCGAGGCCAGCAGCCGGGATAGGGTCGCTGCCGGCGCTGCCGTGGGTGCTGCCGTGAGAAGTCGGCGTGCGGGCATTAGAGAGGCGCGCATCATTTCCTTCGCACACGGTTTCTGTGAGCGTGCCAAACAGCACTTCCAGCGACACATTGCTTGCAAGTGTGCCGCCGCCGGACAACCCAGCGCCAGCAATGATCGAACGGGTGGTCGGGACTTTGGCCGCGAGGTCCGTAGTCAGGTTCAAGACTTGCGACTGCGCCAAACCATCAGCGGGAATCGGATCGCTACCAGCCGACCCATGCGTGCTGCCGTGCGTTGACGGGGTTCGGGCGTTCGACAGGCGGCTATCCGTAGCCTCCACGATCTTGCCCGCCGTAGCCGCGCCGCTGGCTGCAAAGTCTGCGGCGATGGTTCCGGTGGCGGTAATGGTCCCGCCCGTCAAGCCCGTGCCAGCGGTCACGCTGACAACAGCGCCAGCGGAAACAGTCACGCCCGAATCAACCACCGATATGGATACCTGTTCGGGCATTAGACGGACCCCGCGTAGATGTTCACTTGAACAGAGCCAAGCGAGATCAACCGCTTGACCACCGTGGTCGGAAACAGAATGTCAAGGTCGTACAGCGCATTGCCACACGGGAACGCGTTGGTGATGGCCGAAGGAATCACAATGGTCCCCACGGTCTTTGCACCGTTCAGCGTGATGTAGTTGGCCGTGTTTGCCGTCAGGTAGGCCGCTTCGCCAGCCTGGGCCACGCGGAGCCGCCAATCCGTGGCCGTTGCAAGCGCGGGGTAGGTCGCAGGCCAATCGCTGACCGTTACCTGTGCCTGAAATTCCGCGCCCTGCTCAAAGATGATGTTCCAAGTAGTTGTCATGGTTTATTCACCTCCACCCGTAGTGCATTCTACGACCACAGCATTCGGCATTGAGAACCAATATTGCGGTCCAAAAGGCGGCGACCCGGTCGTGTACGAGGTCGGGAATTGCTCCACCATCATTACGATGGTGTCGTTGGCAATGGCAACCGCTTCAATGGTCGCATTGGTGTAGTCGCTCTGCGCGACCCCTGGCGCAATGAAGTTGCGCGTGTCGCCCGCTCCATAGTTCAGATTGGCGTTCTCTGCCATGTTGCGGGCCAAAATCGACCCGCTGCGCCCGTACGCGCCAATGGCAACGCTAGGAGTTCCGCCTGCGCCAGCGGCCGGATTCGGTTCGACTTCCTCAAACGAGTACCGCCACCGCCAGTTGGTATACAGCTCCGAACCCGTGATTTTGGCAGGGAACACTCGGCACATCGGCGGCGGAACGTCAATGATGGTTGCGCCGACGAGGTTGCGATACGCCTGGGCGTTGCCTTTGGCTGTCACAAGGTCGGACGGGTTCACCTCTGAAGTGCCTTGCAGCCCGAACCGCCAATCGTCCTCGCGGGCCTCGCTAATCGTGTACGGGGCAAGCTCGCCGTCGATCTCGGCCATCCGGTAGGACACGTTGCCGATCTGTCCAATGTTGACGGACGCGCTCGTGTACCACGGAATCCAGCCCGCCCACACCGTGCGACCAAAGGGGATATCGCTGTTCCGGGAAACGTAATCGTCCCGAATCTTGGTGCGCGACAAAGCCGGCGGCCAACCCGGCGAGGCTGTCAGTTCCGCGCCGGCTGCATCGTTCACCACGATAGACGCATCGGTCAGGTATGCAGATCCAATGTCGTTGGGAGCGCGCACCCAGGTGGGAGTAGCACCTTGCGTGCTTACCGCCTGCTGGCTGAAGTTGATGTCCGCCGCCGGAGTATTGGCGATGGTGACGTTGTTGAACACCGTACGAGCCTCAACGCTGCGCCGCGGCATGACTACGGAGGCAATGCGCGGGGCGCGTGCCTGATACCCGGTCGCGTTCCACAAGCTGACAAGCGCGTCCGTGGACAGCGCCGCGCCATTGACGGGCTGCATTCCACCACGCATGGCAGCCTGATAGGTGTTCATTGCCGCGTTGTATTGCGTCTTGAGTCCCGTCCGGCTGATGAACCGCGTGGCGCTGCCCGTCGATACGACGATCTGCTGATTGGCCGATGCAATGGCATCAAGCAGGATGGAGAGGCTGACGTTGGGAGATCCGCACAGGTCCGCAAGGCGGCGGATGTATTCCGGGCTTTGCGCGGTGAAGTTCGTGGGCATCGTCAGGTTGTCGCCCGATGCCACCGTCCCGATGTCCGTGATGAGATCCGAATAGGTGCGGGTGGAGTCAACCCGCCAGCGCCCATCGCTTGACCAAGTAGGGGACAGGTTGGTGTTCAGGATGGCCGCGCTGGAGAACTTCCAATACCACCGCTCGTCCACCAGCTCAACCATGACCACGCCGCCCGACTCGCGCCAAAAGAACGGCTGCTGCGGACGGGCATACAAGCCCGACAGAACGACCGTACGTCCGCTTGAATCCTCGAGGGTGAGACTGACGGTGGTAGAACCGTACAGCGTTGCAATCTGCGTGGAGGCCACGAGGACGCTTGCCCGCGTGTGCTGCGTCATGCCTACCGGGACATCGACGCGGAAAAGATCCTCCTCCGCAATGCCGATCTGCCGCGCCGTGCTTCGCATCTCCTGCGTGGGCAGGAGCGTGGGGATGACGGTCGCGCCTGCGGTGATGTACGCGCTCACGCTCATGCGTAGTCCTGGGGCGTGCCGACGTTGTACGCGGCCGCGTTGGTGTTGGCGTTGAACACAGACACGGCGGTGTTCTGCCCGTCCACATCGGTGTTGAACCCGAGCGATGCCGGGGCAATGACCGTCTGCGTGGGCGACCACCATTGCCGACGGCCGGACACGGTGCTGTACCCGTTGCTCGTCGCGCCACCGCCGTCATATGACTTTAGGGTGCGGGTGTAGACCCCGATAAAGGTGCGCTGGCCGCCCGTATCGACATCGCCGAAGTTGACCTTCCAATCGTCCTTGACCACCACGAAGCCCGCCGGGATCGGCCGGAAGATGCGCTGCGGCGGGTTGTTGACCCCCTTGACCGTGGTGACTTCCTCGAGGACCGTGCTTGCCTTGCCCGCCTGGAACACGAAGTCGGAACCCTGCGTGTACAGGGTTTGCAGGCGGTGCATCTTGGTGTCGGTATAGACGCTCGTCACCGTCTGCGACCGCTCCACGCCAGCGGGCTGATTGGCCGCGTTGTTGGTCATGCGCGGCAGCGTGGCAAACGGACCTTGGTTCATGGCCGCGTTGGCCGCGTCAAAGTTCGTGTCCGGGGCCACCATCGAGGTGGTCGGCGTGCCTGGGGAGCAGTAGTCCGTGATGGCGTTGATGACCGCCGCCACGGGAAGGCTGCTAGCCACGCCCTGATTCTTGGCCGACAGCTCGTTGTTGTACCAATGCGGGATAGACGCAATGCCCTTGTATCCGCCGTAGGCATCCGGGTATTCGGGACAGGTCCGCGTAACCGTGAAGAATTGGCCGATCAGGTTGGCAAGCGGGACGGGCGGAAGCGTGGTAGAGGGGGTCTGATCGCCAGCAAAGGCGTAGCACCGCGCCTGGATCTCCACGCGCACCTTGGACCGCGTCATCATGTCCTGCTCGGAGAACACGATGCGGTCAAGCTGCGACGAGCGGAACGGGATGCGGGTTTGCGCCAGCACCACCGCTGCCCACATCATGTGCCGCACATCGCCATTCACCGGACCCTCAAGGTCACAGTTGAACCGCAGGGTGGCGAAGGTCAGGTCGGTACGGGAACGCTCGTAGGTGAATTCGCAGTTACCCGTCAGCGCGCTGTCGGGCAGCTTGATGCGCGCCTGCGTGTCAACGATGGTGTAGATAAGCGAGTTGCCGCTTTCGTTGTAAGCAAACGTCTGCGACTCGCGCCGCCAAATGCTGTCATCCGGCGGACGGGTCGGCAGGATGGCCTTGCGGAACAGGTCGGCCCAAGGCGCTTTGCCGTTGACTTGGGCAGCGGTGTTGTCCTCGGCGTAGGTCGTGTCCGCGTTCGTGTTCGACAGGTCAACAACAATGCTGCCCGTGACCGTGCGCGTCATGTGGCCCGCGGCATCAAGAGTGAACGACTGCACCCACCGATGGGACACAATCGGGCAATCGTCCTCCTCGGCCATCGCATGGCCCACGATAGTGAACGTGATCATCGCCGCCTGACGGCCGCTGATTTCCGTGACCGTCATGGACATCAAAGGACCACGCAGCGCATCCGGCCCGGAAGACTCGTAGACGGCTTCGGTTGCGCCGTCTGCCGTCACCCAAATCTTCACCTCATCGACGCGCCCAGGCTCCTTCTTGGTGAGGTTGGCAAGCGTGGTGTAGGTCGAAGTGCCGTAGGACACCAGCGCGGACCCGGAGATGGTGGTCTCGTAGCGGATCTGCGTGTAGCCGTCCTCCGCGTAGATTGCCCGCGCATCCCACGAGGTGATGTTGGCATACGGAAGCGTAAACGTGTCATCGCCCAGCTTGAACGCCACCCATGTATTGCCGTTGGTAGACATTAGAAGCCCTTCATTCCCATGAGTCGCAGATCCGCCAAGAACGGTTCATTCATCGCGCCGTAGTCAATCTTGGGGTCCGGGGTCTTGCGGTTCAGGGCGCGGAGGTCGCGTGCCATCTCCCTGAACGTGGCAACAATGCCGCCCGCAGAATTCATAAAATCGAAGAGTTCTTTTCCCTGCTCTCCATAATTGTATCCAACAGCCAAACGAGCAAGGGAACTTGATGTACCGCCGTAGGAGGAAAGCTGAACCATCACCGCAACAGCCTCCGCTGCCTTTGCCATTGCCTCCGTGATTTTCGGCAAATACTCTTTCAGGTTGTCAAGAACATCGGCAACGTACTTCGTGATTGGGCGAAGGAAGATTGCGCCTATACCAGCGAACGCAGATCGGATTTCCACGAACGCACGCTCAATGCGGCCCACCTCAAGCATCTGTGCGCCGATGGCCCCGCCGTATTGCATCCCCATGCGGAAGCGCGTGTTGACCATCGCAATCTGATTTTGCATCTCGGCGAGCTGAATGCCGGGGCTGTAGTCGCGGAGGTCGCTTGCCACCTCAAGCACAAAGCGATTGAGGGCGAGGAGCGCCTTGCCGACTTCGCCTACCACCTTGGTCATCACCGCGAACACACCCGCCACCGCCGTGAAGGCTGTAGAGGCAAACGATGCGGCCGATGCCATCGCTCCAATATCTTCGGCGGCTTCCGCCATGCCACCTCCACCGCCATCCATATCGCCAACGCCGCTGATGCCTTCGGTTTGGCCGCCGCCCTGCTCGTTGATGTCGATGACGATGCGTCCAAGGTCTTGCATGGTTACAGTCCGTTCTCAAAGGCGCACACGAAGGTCTCCGTGCCGCGCATCCAGCCAACCAAGTCCTCGGCTGGCTCAACCTGACCGCCGTTGCGCCAGGTCAGCGCGATGGTCAGAATGCCGTTGAGGTCGTTCTGATTGAGCAGCACCCGCAGCCCGTCGATGAATTGCTCGATGCCATTGGAACCGGAGATGCGCTCCGTGGCCCGGTTGACCGGGTCAAGGAGTCCGCGCCACCACACCACGATGTCGATCTTGGCCTCCTGCAAGCCCACGCCCGACCGCCAATGGAGCGCGGTGTCGCCGCCTGGGATGATCTGTATCGCGTACTGCGCGATGGTCTCATCACTCGGCCGCTCCGACAGGTACACGGCGCTGCCGTAGCCCTCGGTCACCATCCAGTTGGCAATCTCGGTCAGGAGCGCGTTCCACACCGCTGCGTTCTGCGTAGCCATCAGCCCACCGCCTTCTGATGCTCGAGATTCATGCGGATACGGAAGGCGAGGTCGGCATCCCCGGTAGCCAGCGCCACCGTCTGCTGCGCCACCTCTGCCGATCCCAACGCCATAGCGATGGCCCGTGCCTGAACGATGCTCTGCCGCGCCTCAATCATGGGAATGTTCTGCGCGAGGCCCATAGCAGTCTCCGGGTCAAAGTCGGTGGGAGGCCGCCCATAGGTCGCCAAGAACACGGCGGCCTCCCGTGTCAGTTTCCCGCGTTCTGTACCGCCTTGCCCAACCGGGCAAAGACCGCAAACAGCACCTCGTCGGCGGCCTCCTGGGCCACCTCGGGGGTGCGTGCCACGGCCCGGATCGCGTTGGCGATGTCGGCCACGGTCGGTTGTTCGCCGCCGGCAATGCTGCGCTTCTGCACGGAGGCCACAAGCTCGTTCCATTGGATCACGAGCGCGCCCGTGGGAATAGTCACGCGGAACAGCATCGGGTCGTTGTCTTCGTTCAGGTCGATCATGTGGTGGACGAGGTAGCGAGGACGTTAGTGGACGGGGTCGGGATGGCCTTGAAGGTCAGCCCAAGACGCTGCTCCACGTTGCCGAAGTTGCTGTGGTTGATGGCATCGCCCATGATCATGCACGTTGCGAACGTGTACGAGGTCTTGCCAGCCGTCAGCGGGAGGATCTTCACCCCAAACGTTCCGTTGCCGTTGATGAGCAGACGGCCCACCGTAGTGGTGTATTCCGCGCCGCGCTCCCGCACGGCCAAGGCCGTCAGGTTGGCCGCGTCCCACTTGACCAGGGTGCAGGAAATGACCGCCGTGGTGTTCTGAAGCACCATTTCCTCCGGCACAGCGCCCGAGGCCACGGTCTTGATCTCGTGGACGTTGTCGGTGTAGGTGATCTGCGGAAGGCTGTCGTTGTCGGTCAGTCCGAGGTCAACGTAGCCAGCTCCGAGGTTCACCTGGATCTTGGTTGGTCCTGCGACGAAAATTGCGGTAGCCATCAGCTTCTTCCTTTCAGGATTCGGGCGAGGCCTAGTCTAATCGACTTTCCGATCTCTCCCCATTCATCGTTGGTCGGAATCATAAACGGTCGCTTGGGGACGGTCACGCCCTGCCAAGCCATCACGAAGTCCTTGCCGCGCACCAATCCCTCCTTGGTCGGGTTGTTGCCCGTGGCGTGCGACCGCTTGCCCTTGCGCGTCAGCGGGATGTAGTTCGGGCCGCTGGTCTCAAACCCAAGTTCGTGGAAGATCGCGTGCAGCGGGCCGTACAGGATGATCGAAATGCCGTTGCCGCCCGTCTGCCCCTTGGCGTTCATCTCGCGCATCATCTGCCCGGTGTCGCGCAGGGGCTTCCCGCCAGCGCGGTAGGACTCGCCCATCACGAGGTACTCCGTGACCGAAGTGGGCTTCGCCACGGTCTTGCCGTTCTTCATCTTGCGCTGCCGCACCACGACCACCGTTCGCGTGGCCTTGATGGCCGCGGAGTCCTTCGGCTTGGTCGTGGTCCAGTATTCGCCCTTCACAGCCGCCAAGGGCTGCAATGCCGTTTCCCCGCCGCTTTCGTCCCGGCCGCGGCTCTTTGCAATGTGTTCCTTGGCGTAGCGTCCTACGAGGTTGGCGATGCCGTTGACCACCGCAGGGTCGCGCAGCGCCTTGGCAACGCGCTTGCCCCAATCGGAAGCCATTAGCCGCCCCGGTAGATGTTCGAGGCGCGAGGACGGAAGAACGCGCTGCTGCTCACGTTGTTGTACCAGGCGAGATTGTTGATCGGCACAACGGCCACCTCACACACCCCGGCATCGGCGGCCTTGGCAACCGCTCCGAAGATCATCTTGCCGTCCCGCAGCGCCTCGAGCATGGCACGGGCCTGGGTTACCCGCGCCTCCACGGCCGGGGTGATCTTCATGGCGCGGCGCTGGAACAGCATCTCGGTTGCAAGGTCCACCGTCAGCATCACGAGGAGGCCGTCATTGGCGGCCGCTAGCGTGTTCAGGTCGGTGTCCGTGTAGATGTTCCCCACGCGGGCATACGCCTGCACCACGCTGCTGGCGCGTTGCAGGATAGTGTCCACGAGACAGTTCGCGCCGGGGTTATTGCTGCCCGTATCGCTTGAGAGCTGCGCGATGATGTTGGCATCAAGCGATGACTCAAGTTCCGCATAGCCGGCGTACTGTGGCATGGTGTCCCCTTATGCGAACACGGGGGGGCAGGAATCGAAACTCCTGCCCCCCCATGACTGTGGCTAGCGAACGTCAGCTCGTGACATCAGCAACCAGCACGCCGGACACCGGGGCAACCAGTTCCGAGGTGCTGTTGTCGATCACGCGGCCTTCAATGCGACGATCACGCGGATCGTCCCAGTTCTCAACCGTCATGTCCTCGAAAGCGAAGATCTGACAGGTCGAGAACGAGGTGGAGCCTTCCACGCCAACCAGGCCACCCGGACGGCTCACGAACACGGCCGAGTTGCCGTAGACGAAGGAGCGGGTGGTGCTGGCAGCACCCTTGCGGGTGGTGACCTTCACGCTGTCATCGACCACGACCTGCACGCCGAACAGGTTCGGCGGGAGGCCGTACTTGGCGAACGTGTCATTACCCTGGAGGAAGGGCAGAGCGGCCGGGTAGTTCTTGACGTAGTCACGAACTTCGGTGGTCTGCGAGAGCAGATTGGCAACCGTGGGCGAGATAACGAGCATGATGTCGGTCTCACCACGCACCGCGCCGCCCGTGGCGAGCGAGATGCGCTGGAGAGCCGTCTGAATGCCCTTCTGAATCACGTTGGTGCTGGAGGTGGTCCATGCACCGCCCGAGATCGCCGTTCCGGTCGCGTAGTAGTTGCCAGCGGCGGTAAACGACGTAACCGCCGCGCTGCCCGTCAGAGCGGTCGCGGTACGCATGGAGCGAGCCGTCATGGCGAGCTGCGCCTTCGCACGAGCGTGCTGGGCGACAACGTCCCACGCGGCCTGCTTCACGGTCTCGTTCGGGATGTAGAACGGGTAGGCGTAGCGGGCAGCGGTGAACGACACGAAGTCGTGCTGGTTCATCTTGCCGACCGGGCGGTCATTGCCCAGGGGCCAAGCGAACTCGTTCACATCAGTCACGCGGACGTTGTCGTCCGAGTCAAGACGGAGGTAGTAGCCCGTCATCTGCTGGGTGGGAACGATCTGCGCGTACTTCGTGATGGGGAAGGTGTTCACCGCACGGGTGAATTCAACCTGGAGAGCGCCCGTTGCGAGGGCATTAGTGGAGGGGACGAACGTATTCAGTCCGCCACCGACGGTCACATAACTCATGGTAAGACCTCCTTAAGGTCAGGGAATCAGAGCGCCTTGGTGGCGGGGAGACGGTAAGCCCAAAAGATGGTGTCCACGGCTGCGGCTTCAAGAGCCACGAACAGGGGAGTGTTTCCGCTAGCAGCCGCGCCAGCGGTAACCGCTACGCCAGCAGTTCCGGCGATGAGGCCAAGACCAGCAGTAATCGCGGTTGACGGGCCGCACTTGAGCTGCACGCAGTTGGACGGCTGGAGGCTGATCGGGTCGCCCGAAGCCGCGTGGAGCGCGGAGTCGAAACGCTTGGTCGAACCGTCAGCAACGCCGACAACGTAATCACCAGCAGCGGTGGAAGCCACACCCGTAAATCCGGTGGTGGACATCTTCACGATGGCGTAGGGGTTGATGTCGCCGCCTGCGATGAGATTGGGGGAGAACTGAAGCATTTCTGTAGTGTCCTTCTGCGATTAACGCTTGATGCGGGAGTTGATGGCCTTGGCGAACTCTTCCGGCTTGCCGGCGAATTCCTTGACCAACTGGGAAATGTCGCCACCGCTGACGGTCTTCGGCATGGCCGCACGGCTCATGTCAATCTTCGCACCGATGGGATCACGGGAGAACAGGGAGCGCCACGACTCAAGCAGGGCAACCGGATCGCGGCTGGCCTGGAGCTGGGTCATCAGGTTGTCGCGCTGCGACTCGGGGATGCGGTAGCCATCCTGCTCGAGAATGTCGATCTCGCGGGAGAACTTTTCGCGGCGCACTTCGGCCTCGAGGCGCTCCATGCGGGACTTCAGACGGGCGTTCTCCGAACGCAGGGCGTAGGTCGAACGGGCAGCCACCACGGGCATGGCCTCTTCTTCCTCTTCTTCGTCAATCGAATCCGGCGCACCACCGTGCGAACCGATGTCGATGTGAACGCCGTCCTCGGCGTTCTCGTCCTTGTAGTCCATGTCTTCCATGTCCTCGGCGGACATTTCGTCCTTCTCGTCCTCGGACTCGTCCTCACCGAACTTCTTCTTCATCATGTCAGCGAGTTCGCCGATGGCGCACTTCATCGCCTCAAGCTCTTCTCGGTAATCGTTGGATGCCATTGAGGCTTCCTCCTTGGTGGTCGCCGGGACAAAGGTGTTGAGTCCGCCTCCGACCCCGGCGAGGTCGAAGTTTGACTTGGAACAAGTGATCTTCTTTCCCTCGCGGGCGAAGTGGGTATCGGGCAACGGCCGGCGCGGGGTCTCGCGGCCCAGCAGGGCCACTTCCGACAGGTGGTTCGATTCAGCCCAAATCTCTGCCGACCGACGCGGGAATGCGTTGGTTGCAATGAGGCTGTCGAAGATGGGCTTGTTCACCTCCATGTCTCCCACAATGTAACCGATGCCATTGCGTTCTTCGTAATTGATCGAAGGAATTCTGCCAACGGCGCTCTTCGGCTCGTCCCCGTTCTTCTCGTGCATGACCACGACCTGGGGGAATGAGCCACGCGCCATGTGGGCGCGGGTGGCACGGACGATGGACTTCAGGCGCTCGTTGTTGAACCGCTTCAGCTCCGGGTCGGACTCGCCATCGTCAATGGCCGGGTCAAACGCCATGAACAGCTCCACGCGCTCAATCTTGATCTTCTCGCCGTCATCCTGGACGCTGTGCGATGCCTTGCTATTCACGGTCTTGTCCTCCTTGCGGTCAAGTTCCTTGCTCTTGCGGTCGGCCCACGCCTTGCCGGCATCGCCGCCCCACAGAAGCCAAGCGATATACCCGGCAGAATCCTTGCCCCAACCCTCGCCCTTCTTGTCCACCTCGTGCCGAGCGAAGTAGGACACCATACGGCGCACGGTTTCGGGTGACAGGTTCGCCCGGTTCTTGATATCACGCGCCCGCGCTACGCCGATCTCCGTGCCACCCCTGCCATGCTTCTCCCGCAGCTCAAGGCCACGGGCAGCATTGGATGCCATTTCTTGGGATGGTTTCAAGTCAATATCCATACGCTTCTACCCATTCCTCCGCGTCCTCATCCCACCGCCACGGCCCACCGAGCGGCATTGGTACAGGCGCGTCCCATTGGCAAGTAGTTTCATTTAGTACCCAAGACAGGTACGGTTTTGGCGGTATGAAAGCGTTGCGAACCGAGTCGAACGTGTAGCCGATACCCGCAAAGTTCTTGCGGATCGTTGCGTTGTAACTGGTCTGCACCCATGTGCCGCCAAGCAGGTTAGCACACCAGGCCGCACCATTCGCTTCCTCTGAATTGGGAACGACAATGACGCGCTGGACAATGTTGCTTGCGTTGATTTCTGCAAAGTGTGCCATGACTTACCCCGTGTAGGTGAACGTGCCGGTAGTTGTGAACGTGTGGACGGTGTCTGATCCGACGGTGCTGACTGTTCCGCCTGTTCCCTTTTGTGTTCCCGCATATCGGATGATGACGATGCCGCTGCCGCCGTTGTTTGTGCTGTCGGTGAAGCCATCACCGCCACCGCCGCCGCCTGTGTTTGCGGTTCCTGAAACGGCATTAACTCCTGAATCGTTTCCACCTGCGCCGCCACCACCTGTACCACCAGCCCCATCGCCACCACTTCCGTAACCGCCACCACCACCGCCGCCGCCATAGGTCACGCTGCTTCCGCTGATTGAGTATGCGGAGCCGTTGCCGCCTAAACCTGCGGTTTCAGTTGCGCCGCCACCACTTGCATTTCCACCTACTGCGCCAGCACCACCGCCGCCGCCGCCTCTGCGATCATTGGAAGAACTTGTTCCAAGATTTCCGCGACCACCGGCGCTACCTTCACCGGAAACACCAGTTCCTCCATTCGATTGGTCACCCGTACTGAATGATGCTCCGCCGCCGCCACCGGAACCTCCGTTTGCGCCATTGGTTCCCGGAAAGGAATAGCGCCCACCACCGCCGCCGCCGGAACACGAAATCGAATCAAATTGCGAGCCGCTTCCCGAACTGCCATTGGTAGAACCAACGCCGCCAGCACCGCCGCCGCCGACGATGACCGTGTAGCTGCTAGTCGGAGTCAGAGTTACGCTGGCGTTATAACGAACACCACCAGCTCCGCCGCCGCCGCCAGCTGGGTTGCCACCACCGCCGCCGCCACCAGCAACAACTAATACCTCAGCAATATAAGGGCCGCCACCAGCGCGACCCATCAACTTGCTCGCAAGGGACGAGCCGCTGATGCGTGACATCCTTGGACGGTTGGCGCGATTCATCAGAGGGTGGACCAGAACGCGCCCATGTCGGGCGTGCCGCTGGACTTGAACTGGGCGGTGACGTACTGCGCGCCCGCCAGGTCGATCATGGCGTAGGCGGGTTCCACGTTTGCTCCAGCAGCCGTGGCCGGGGAATACAGGTTGCCTGA